GTAGTATCGACTCATTGTAGTCAATTCTTCTATTCAGACATGTATGTCGGTGGAAAAACCACTAGAAGAACCGGAGCCGCACCCGGAAGATCAAAACCCATATCGCCTACAGCGAATAGCTTCTTGACTAAAATAACTGAAAAGTTTAAATCTTTAGGAATCAGCATTAACAAAGCGAAGATGAGCAAGAGTATAGTTTCCAAATTAAAAGGGAAAAAGATCGCGCGAGCAAAATCTTAGTTACAATCATTCTGTAGGAATATTACTAAGTAAGGTACCAACGCTAAAGCTATATTAGCTACTTTCAAGAATTCAGAGACAGTCTACTAACCACATTATCCTAAATAGTATTAAATACATGAACATAGGGTTAGAACAGATAAAAGAGAAAGGAAGTGTATGAAAGCACTTAAAGCAGTATCTTAGAAGTCTAAGTTTCATCAATTGTTCCAATTTGCAGATGAAATAGACCTCGACCTAATGGACCCAACAGTGGAAAACTTTGAAACTTAGTGGAGCAGGAAAGCTCAAAATAGCGGTTTATATAGACTACATGTTCCAGCAGGTAGATTTATTAAAGATTGCTTATTACCAGGAGTATCTCCAGTTACTTTAACTTATAGTGCTTAGAAATTTGATCATAATTTATACCATAATCTATTAGCACAATGTACATGTAATAAAACTGTAATCAATGATTACGTAAGGACCGGAATTTAATTTGAAAACAAAAATGGTTTATACAGAAATGTTGCACATGAAGGATGTATTATTAATTAATATTTTTCAATATTGGGTAGACATGGTGGAGGAAGACTTCATCCTTGTGCTGATACTCTTATTGATTATGAAATGTATATCAATGAACACTTTTTACCAGAATTAATTGACGGAATTAACCATCATATTGACTTAGATTATGACCTATCTCTTGAAAATTACTTATCATCATTCGACGAGAAAAAGAGAGACAAATATAAATTAGGTTTACAGAAAGCTAAAGATACATTAAAAGTACCTAGAATACTAGAAGTTTTAGTCAAAAACGGAGAAATAGCAGCAGTATCATCACCTGCAGATATCGATTAACGACCGCGGAATTTATTTAACCCATCAACTGAATTAAAAGTCTTAGGAGGATTTTTTAATTATGTAGTTATTAGAGCTACTAAGAAAGTATTGAGCGGATTCGTACACGGATTAAACACTGGAGCTTTGTAAACTAAACTTAACACTTCAATGGGTAAGTTTAGAGATCCAGTATTAGTATCATGGGACGGTTCATCACACGATAGGAACTAACATGAAGAATTAATCCAAAAAGTCGATGTCAAAGTCATAAAAGGAGTTTTTAATAAAGTATTTAAAGTAATGGTTGATAAAATGGATATAACACTTGATTTAAAATCAGAAATCTATTCAGCCTTGACAGAAACAGTATCTCCTTTTATAATGCTAAACAAATCCACTAAGAAAATAGAATTAAAAGGAACCGTTAAAGGAACAGTATTTTCCGGACATCCAACAAGAACAACTTGGGGAAATACTTTGAGAGTGTTATCTTATATCAAATACTTGATGAGAAACGCCTCAAAACCATATGAGTGCTTTGTGTCAGGAGATGACGCAACAATGATCATAGAAAGAGAGGATTTAGAATATACCATATTCGCTATTCATAAAGCTTATTGTTTTGGAAGTACTGGCTTCCATGGACTTGGTTAATAAATTAAAGAAATTATTGTATCACTTAGAAAAATGGACTTTTTATCAAAAACCATCATTTTCGGGACCGATGATTGTTCAGTAACTAGAGACGCTTTTAAAGCTATGTTTTAATCACATTTTACAAATAGAGTCGTATACAGAAAGAAGTACACTTTCTCACACGATGATCATAAGTAAGCTGTTCTTAATGGTATATTTTCATGGGGAGCTAAAGCTCCTGTTTTTGAAGAAATATAACCTAAAAGATTTAACTCTGAAATTACATCAGATTATCAATTAAGAAAACACTTGAAAACATATGCTAATGCGTACGACGTTAATTACGTCATGTTAGAAAAAGCCTATAAAGAAACTCTCGGTGAAGAGTTGTACCATAGTTTGAAAGGATAAGGAAAGTTTTTATCATAAACTGCACCTGAAAAACCATTCTACGTGGGACGTAGGTCCCAAGCAATAAAACCAACAACAAACAACAATGAATAAAACAGTTAGAGCTAAGAATAATCAAATTAAAGACTTACAAAGAAAACTTAAAAGTAAGAACTCATCTATGAATTAGTAAAAGAAAAAGCAATTTAATAATCAGAATAAGAACAAATAATCATCTGTTAGACTTATGACCCAAAAGATCGGTGATTAAATGAGGACGAAAACAAATAATTACGTGGGATCAGTTATTTTCCCCGAATCTGGTGGAGGAGCCAGAGTACCAACTCCATTTCCTTAAGTATCTTCAGTTTTACATTTTTACTAAAAAGCAGAAATTAAATCTAACACTAGTGGTGTTGCAGAAGTATAATTCTTCCCGTAAGTGCAATCGGGAGACGGAAGTCTTTTCGTCATCTATAACAACGGATTAAATCTAAGTTCAGTAGCTTTAGCTCCTCCAGCAGCAGCTGGAGCAGTTGATGTTACTGCGGGAGCATTCTCGACTAATTAGGTTGCCGGTAAGTTTAGGATAGTATCATCTGTAATGAAATTTACTTATACAGGTTCTATAATGAACAATTAAGGAACTAGAGTTGGAGCGTTTGTCCCAACCTTTATAAATCAAACTGTACCTGTCTGTACCGATGTATTATTACAAAAGTCTAGAATTTCTGACTTCGATAGAATTGACAAAAACCTTAGAATCATTTGGATACCTTAAGACCCATCTGATGTTACCTATAAACCGTTAACTACAACATTTAACTCATATATGGCTATTAACTTCTAAGGATGTGTACCTTCTATCGTACTTGGTTATGTCGAAACATGGACTAACATCGAATATCTACCAATGGAAGCTTATCTCAACATAGTTTAACAGGACTTCACACTCAGCAATGAAGGATAAATACAATAAGTATAATCCATGATCTAGTTGGCTCCTAAAGCTATGACTCTTCAATCAGAAGATGCGCTAGCAGTTTCCAAATTTTTAGAATAATCAGCAGCTACTGTAAAGAATGTTCTTAATCACTCTGATACACTCATGCCTTTATTAAATCACTTAAGTCCTAAAATAGGAATGGGCGTCTAACTAGCGTCCAATGTCTTAAAAGCAGTTAATAATAGTTCATTTGGTCTAGGAAGTAGAACCAATTGATCTTTAGGAATTTTATCCCAAAATATAGAAGTGAAATGACTGACATTATTTCATGACTATTCCTTCCTTAAAAACCTATATAAAAATAAAATATTACTCTATAAATAAAAATATATATATAGTGAAGAAAA